TTGCTGAGGTAAACTTGCGCGCCCGCCCCCAAAATATTCACGCCTCAAGTCGTCCTCAGTCCGCCCAACGGGCGCGCCTGAGGGCGCAGGTGACGTTTTTGAGGGCTGACCCTTGTATGCGGGCGTTTGAGTTGACGCGGGCGCTGGAATGAGGCTTTTAAGGGCCTCAGCATCATCGCGCATTTCGTCTTCATCTTCGCCCCGCAAACGGGCCGCCAGTTCGATTGGCAAGCCGACTTCTTTCGCAATGCGGGCCGCCATCGTTTCGCGCTCCCGCTCAGTCCTCATGGCGTTCAATTCCGCCTCAGCCCGCTCAGCCCGCGCTTTCCATTCCGTTTCGCTTTGAGCCTCAGCCTGAGCGTTTCCGCTGGCCAATTTGGCCTCAAGCTCCCGAATACGGTTGCGCCGCTGGTTATTTTGCGCTTTCAACCGCGCCACATACGCCGCGTCATACGACTTCGGCTTGGCTGGGTCGTCAGCGGGCTGCTGTTCAGTTACGCCATTCTCAAGGTCTTGCGCGTTGTCAGTTTCCATTGCCAACCTCACAAATTTGACGGCGGATTAAAGCCTTGCCCCGCCGCAATCCTCATAGCCTCATCACGAGTAATCGGAAAGCCCCGCCGCCCCGCAATTTCCATAATCCAAGTCGCCAGCCGCCCCACCATCAGCACGCGCCTGACATGCGCGCCCTTTTGGCTTTCCAGCCGTTCATCAAACTTGGCGTTGGGCAATACGTAACTATCCGGCGTCCATGCCCCCGACTTCCACACATCATGTAACGTGTCAATATCCGCCCTGTTGCCCTGATGCAACGGTTGCATTGCGGAAAGAAGTTCGAAGAATGTTACTGGTCGCATACTCAATAGTATGCCAGATAAGTCATAGCCGCGCAAGTCATTTGAGACACAAAACAAAATGCTGGCAAGACCAGAACGGGCGTGCTATATTTGGCATGTCCTACGCGGGGCCGCTTCATAGAAAAAGCGCGTCACCCGCGCGGGCCTGAAACGCTGGCCCACCATCATCAGCATTTCAGGCGTTCAGTAGATGAGCGGGGCCGCGCTCATACCAGCGGCCCCCAGCAAACGAAAAAAGACCCCGCTCATTGGCGGGGCCTTTTTGTTTTATTCAGTTGTAGGGGCCTTGAGGCTAGACCGCCTCACCCTTGACCAGCGCCCCTGCCTCAAGGCCAATTTCCGTTGCCTTGAGCAAGTAAAAGCCGTCGCTCAAGTCAACCGCCAGCCCTGAGGCAATCAGCACGTCCGCTTCTTGCCGCACGTCATTGAAATTCAGCGCAACCGGATAAGAGTCGGTCAGGGTGACCAGCGCGCGGGTCACGTTGCTGAGGCTGATGCTGTTGATGCTGTTGAGGCTGTTGATGGTTGCCATTTGGGTCGCTCCCTCTTGCGTTGTGCGGCTTGCCCGCCGCTCAGTCAATAACTAAAGTATAGGGCATTGTGTCAATTGTGTCAACCCTTTTAGTGCCACAAAATTCAAATTGGTCAGTGAATTTACAATCTTCATAAATGGGCGCGCCGTAAAGGTCAGCGGGCGGGCGGGCGCTGGGCAAAAAAAAGCCCCGCTTTCGCGGGGCCGATGGGCTGGGGGCTGGTTAGTTGGCTGCGCCCCGATTGTAGGGCCGCCCGTTCCGTTCCTCAAGGTACTCAATGATGGGCTGGCCAGCCGCGCGGCCCGCCTCAGTAATCTCAAGGGTGAATTGGCTCGTGCTGCATGCGGTCAAGCGGGCGTAGCCCATTTCAATCATCTTGAGGCCCATTGCATAGGTGAATTCATTTGTGCCGTACATATTGACCCAACCGTAAAGGGCCAGCAATCCCACTTGGAAGCCCAATTTGCTGACGGGCGCGCCCATGACGTGGCCCTCATTCATCAGGCTTTCATACTTGGAAACGTCAATCTTGGCATAGTTGCTGTTGTAAACGGTTTGGTCAATCGCGTTGCTGGTCATTTGGGTCGCTCCCTGTTAGCGGCTTGCCCGCCGCGCTCATCAATACAAGTAGTATAGGCTATTGTGTCAAACGTGTCAAGTCTTTTTGTGACACAAATTTCATTCTGGTCAGCGTATTTGCGAAATTCACAAATGGGCGCGCCGACTCAAGGCAACAAAAAGCCCCGCCTGAGCGGGGCCTTGTCTTGCGCTGGCCTAAAGTTCAAGGCCGCGCGCGCGGGCGATTAGGGCTGCAGTCTCATAGCCCGCCTCAGTGATGACGACCGTCATATGCGCGCGCCCCCAGCCCGTGACCGTTGCGAAATAATCCGCAAACAACTGGCGGGCCACAACAGCCCACGTGTCACTTTGCGGGCCGTACAAGTTCAATTGGCCGTGACGGGCCAATGTGATGAGCATATACGCATAGCGGCTCATTTGCTGACCCGCCGCATACGGCTGGTCGCACGTTGACTGTTGTAGTTCCCTTGAATTCATCATGAGGGTCGCTCCCCTTGTTTTGAGCGGCTTGCCCGCCGCGTCGGTCAATACAAGAATAGTAAAGCCTATTGTCACAATTGTCAAGTCTTTTAGTGACACAAAATGCAAATTGGTGAGGCCGAAAGAAAAGGCCCCGCCTGAGCGGGGCCGTGCGGGTCAGTCCAGTTTGGCCGCCAGCCGCATGATGGCGCGGTCAAGGTCAAATGGCTCATCATAGGCCCCGCCCTCAAGCCAATGGTTGACCGCCCTCAGCGCGCCGCGCAGCCCATACTTGTCATAGAATTCCGCCAGCGTGTCAGCAAACCCCGCGCTATCCGCCAGCCGCCGCCGCATGAAGTCGGCAATCAACGGCTCCGCCGCTTGCATTTCCTCAACCGCCCGTTCAATGCTTTTCTGTTCACTCATTGCTCAACCCCTCATTCAGCGTTCTCAAACCGCGCTCATCAAAATTGGACTCGTCCACAACCTCAACAATCAGTGTGTTGGGCGCGCGCCAATAGGCCGAGCGGCGCGGGTCATCATCGGGCAAGTCAATGACCCTCACCGCACGAATAATTCTGAAACGTGTATCCGCGCTGGTCAGGACTTCCATTTCGCCTGAAAAGTGCGAGTTACCCTCAACCAATACGCCTTGAGACTGAACGTTTAGCACGTCAACAACCGTGTCAGCCGTCAAAAAGCCCCCAGCATAGCGCCGGTTGTAGGAATATGAGGACGTGCCGCGCTCATACCAGTAACCATTTTCAACGTTGTAACCCACATTTTCAGCGTTGGGGTTGCCGTTGTGGTTCAAACTCAGGCCGCGCCGAATACTCCCAGCATAGCGGTTATTGCGCTGGGCCTCAACAAACGTTGTGGCCCGCTCCCCAAGTGTGAAATAGCGTTCCCTTTCGCTTTCCTCAAGATAGGCCGCCGTGCGAAGGGCTTTAGGCACAAGGCTCCCGCGCTGTACCATTTGCGTTTCACGCATAAACGAATAGGCCGACCCCGTAAAGTCCCAAGAGGCTGAGGTCATGGCATTGGCCTCATCTTCGCTAAAGCCCAAGTTCCTGAGGTTGGAAACAAAGTCATTGCGGTCAAACCCCGTATTGCGATAGGTCACGCCGTTGCGCGTTTCGCCAGCAACAGGGGGCCGCGCCAGATGACGCATAAACGCCTCATGCCGCCTGACCGCCTCAATATCGCCCCGCCGCCAAGCCGCCTCATGCTGGTCATAGTAAAAGTCAGCCATGTTCATAGCCGCCTCAACCGTCAGATTGGGGTTTGCTTCGCGCTGGGCGCGGACGGCGTCATGCCAGCCCAGCCGCACGTTTGACGGGTCAAAGGGCGGCATTTCGCCCCCAGCCGCTTGCTGGGCTGGGCGCGCTGGGGCGGGCGTGGCCCGCAATGGGCGCGGGGCGGGCCGCTTTCGCAGCCCTAACTCAGTCAGCGTGGGGGCGCGATACATAGTCCCATAGATGGCGTTCTGGTATGGCTTGCGTAAATCAGCCCACGCCACGTTACCCGCGCTGTATGCCTCAAACAGCCCGCGCCCCATCAGGGCGCGCTGCATATCCTCAGGCTGGGCGTCAAACCATTCAGGCCCCGTGCCGTATTCCTGAGGCCATGAGGCCCCCTTTACAACAGGCAACATGGCGCAGCGGCCCTGATGATGGTCACGCAACAGTTCGTCAAGCGTAAACTCTTGCCCGTCTTGAGACAAGCAAGAAACGCAAGTCCGCACGTCACGGCTTGACGACCAAATCCAACCCCTGAGCAAATGCTTGTTTTGCTGGTATGCAAACAGCGCGCCAGCCCTGTAACTATACAGTTGCAACGTGCGGGCCGTATTATTGGCCCACGAAAGAGGGACGCCCCACCATGCGTTGAGGTAACGAGCGGTTGCCAATGGCGACTTGCCTTGAGCCATCATGGTCAACAGCGTGTCACCCAAATTTTGGGCCGCGTTGGGCGCAAAGTCTTGCCAAACCTTTTGGAAGCCCGACTCGTCAACATAGACCGCCGCGTTTCGCATGGCCCCAGCGTTGGGCTGTATCCATGCCGCGCGAATGACGCCCGTGCCAGTATCCTGCGCCGCCGTCATGGCCCCAGCGCCCGCTATCCCTTGCGTGACCGCTTGCTCATAGATGGGCGTGCCAAGCCCTGACCCAATCCGCGCAAATTCCGCCAGTTCGCCTTCAACCCGTGCCAAGAGGTCAGCGTAGCCCCTCAGCCCGCGCACGTCCTCATAACTGATTTGACCGCCCGATTGCTCATACAATGCGCGGTATTCGCTCATCAGCCGCGTTGCATTGGCCCGTATAGGGATTAGTGACCGCTCATAGACAGCCGTCAGCCGCCTTGAGGTATTCGCGTAATCCCTGAATAGCGTTGCGCGCCATTCGTCACGGGCCGCAATGACCGCCGCCGCCGCCGTTTGGCGCGGCAGCGGAATATTCCGCCGCCGTGCCATGTTAGAACAACCCGCCCGTTCCCAGCGCCGTCAAGGTATCTGTCAGCGCCGAAGTCGCGTCATTCTGTTCTTCAGCCATGCGCTCAGTCTCAGTCGGATAATCACGCCCCAAGTCCGCCGCCGCCGTTTGCTTGCTGGTCGTGCCAATCTCAATCTCAGTCTTGAGGGCTTGTACGAGTTCAATCCTGTTGGTTGGCAAGAATTCGCCCCAATGGCATGCGGGGGCCTCATCACCCCAGCCCATAATCACCCCGACTCGGCGGGCCATTTCAGCAATGCCATTTCCATACAACCGCCGCCGCGCGCTGACCAGTTTGGTCATGTCATGAAACAGCATGCGGACGCCGAAATTGGTTAGCGTGCCAATGTGGTCACGGACGCTGGAAATATCCACAACGCGCCCCTCAGCAAAAAAGGCCGCCCTCAGGCTTTCCAAAAAGCGCATTGATGAGCCTAAGTCGCTGGTCATTTCAAGGTTGTAAACGCTGACGTCTTTGCTTTCAAACGTGATGGCCACGTCAGGCGCGGTTTGCTGCTCCATGTCAAGTTTGCCGCCCGTCACAATCGTGCGCGGGCTGGCATGGACTTTGATAATCTTGGCTGTATTCGAAGCCACAAAATTGACGCTATCATTCAGCGCCCGCACGGACTTGTCTAAGTCGGCGCGCCCATAGTACGAAAGCGGGTTATGGGCGTTTTTCCAATCAATGATTGGCGCAAAGTCATAGGGCCACAAGTCACGGGCTGTTTCTTGCAGCCCGTTCTGGCCTTGCCGATATTCAATGATATACCAGCCCTCAGCCCCGCCCTCAGGCACAAGTTCTGATGGCACAATGTCTTGTACGCGCCGTTCCTGACCGACTTGCCATTCCAGCCGATAGAACAGCACATCCTTGACGTCAGTCTCATTCCAGATGACCGTAACCGTTCGCGGGTCAAGCAAGGCAACGTTCAGTTCGCCATAGCGGTTGACATACAACTTGAGGAATATGTGACCCGCAATGACGCCCGTCATAACCGTGTCATGGATAAATTCGCTGAATTCCTGCCGCTCAAGCCAATCCTCAAGCCCTTGCTGGGCGGGGCTTTTGAGGGTCACAATCCGCCGCCCATCTTGCGGGTCAGGCTCCGCCTCAATGCCGTTGGGGAGTTCGAGTTCAGGCTCATCAAGCGCCCCAACAATGCGGTCAGCCTTAATGCCGCATAGGTTGAGGGTCACGTTGCTTTCCTGACCGCGCCGCAGCGGGGCCTTATGATTGCCATAGGCATAATCCCACGCCGCGTTAATCTCAGCCACGCGGTCGCGCCGTTCCTTGCCAATCGCCTCAGTCAGCGTTTTGTCATTGGGGTTGTAGACCCCCGAAAAGAAACTAGGCATTGCTTCAACCCCCTAATCGTAAAACGGATTAGCAATCACTGACCCAATCAGGCGCGGGGCGCGGGTCACCCCGTGCCACGCAATCGCCAGCGCCATGACCATATCATCATGACCCCCGTCAGGCGCGGCATAACGATAGTTGCCCGCTTGCGTGCGGGTCATTTCAAAGGCTTGCAGCTCCGCCACTTGTACGCGGTCATTCAACAGCGCAATTGTGCCGCGCTCAATCGCCAGTGAAAGCGCGTCAATAATCTCAGCCTTTGATTGCGCGGTTGTCACGAACGGCTGGATAGGCAAGCCGCCACGCTGTAACTGTTCAATCAGGACTGACCCAATGGAGTTATGCTCAGCCCAAATTACCTCAGGCCGCCACGCCTCATACATCACTTTGAGCCGCCCTATCTGGACTTCCCATGAGACTTCGCGGAAACGGTCACTTGCCACTTGCTGACCCGAGTCGCGGTCAATCACTTGAATGACCGTGAAGTCGTTTTCACGCCCCCAATCGACTCCAAATACAAACCGCCCCCCGTAGGGGTTGCGCTCATCAAGATAGGAAACGTCAGCCACGCCGCGAAAGACCCCGCCCGCGTCATCTAGGAATTCGGCAAGGTATTCCTGCCGAAAAGCCCGTTCTGGCAACGATAAGCGGGCTTCCGCAATTTCCTCAGGGTCAAGCAACGGGCTGGTTGTGGTCGGAAAGTTCCATGATTTGTAACTGGACTGCAGCGGGTCAAGGCCGCGCACGTAAAGGTCATAAAACCAATTGCGCCCGCGTGGCGTGCTGAGGAATAGCGCGCGCCCCTTGAGGTCAGTCAGCGCGGGCCTCAAGGCCGCGTTCCACATATCGCCTGACTTGACCATTGCCGCCTCATCAACAATGATGATACCCGCCGCCCCGCCGCGCATAGTGTCATAAGCCGTTGCTGACCAAACCATCAGGCTCCCGCCGTTGGCAAAATACATCATCTTGTCACTGACACTAACCTCAACCGCGAAAGGGGCCAGCGTGCCGTATAGTTCGCGCCACGTTGCCCGACTCATCTTGTAAGTCGGGCTAATCCACCAAACAGGCAGCCCATAGCGCAAGGCCCCCTCAATCGCCACTAAACGCCCGAATTCCGTTTTGCCCCAGCGCCGCCCGCAAGCCACAACTTGAAAGCGCGCGGGATGTAAATACAACGCCCGCTGACCGCCTGTATGCGGCTTGACCAGCGTTAACGCTGTTGGCTGGGCGCGCTTATGCCTTGCTGCAACCATTTGCGTTTTTGACCCTCACAATTCACGTCGCTCAGCCGCGTAACGCCGCGCCGTTCCATATCCGCCGCCAGCGCCTTGAGCCGCCGCGCCTCAGCCTCAGCAAACGCAAGGCTGCTCAAAACATTGCCGTCGCTGACCAAAAGGCGGCTGTTGCGCGCTTTCCAAATGCGGTTGACCGCCAGCCAACAGCGGCCCGTCACGTCATAATCACACCCGCACGGCTGGCTCATTCGTCAGCCCCCGATGGCAACTCGTCAGCCCCCAGCCCGACTTCGTCAGTCGGGTCAATCGCGTCAACCCACTGAATTTGAACGGGGCGCGCTGTACTGCCTTGCAACTCATGAATGAGCCGCCCATACTGTTCTTTATAGCGCCGCTCAAGTTTCCAAGCCGCCGCCTGCCAGTTTCCATTTGAGGCCGCGCGCTCAATTTTCAAAAGCCACTTGACCGCCGCCTCACCCTCAGCCTTTTGTAATTCATCAAACAATTCAACGTATGGTTGATTGGCCTTGCCCCCAGCCTCAGCCCGTTCGCGCCAGTTGATGAATGTCTGGAATGAAATGCCCGCATACTTGCAGGCAAGGTCATACGTTGCGCCCGCGCTCAGGGCGTCAAGCAGCCGCCTTTGCGTTGTAGGAGTCAATTTTGAGGGCCGCCCTTTAGCGCGGGTCTTTTTCTCTTGTGCCATTCCAACCCCCTAGAATGGAATTTCCGCGTTATCGGTCAGTTCTGGAAGCAGGCCCTCTTGCTCGAGCCGGTCAAGAATGACCGCCACGTATAGCGGCTCAATTTCCATTGCGTAGCACGTTGCCCCAGCCCGCTCAGCCGCCACAACCTGCGCGCCTGACCCCGCGAATAGGTCAAGCCACGCGCCGCCAGCCGCATACCGCTGGCCAATCTCTTGAAACAATGCAACGGGCTTTTCTGTTGGGTGACGTCTTGACTCGCCATGCTGGCTGGCCTTGTGCAAGCCGTTCCATAGGTGATGAAAGACCCGACTCGCCCCCTTTTCAGCGCCGTCTTGCCATGCCAGTTCGCAATCTGAAAAGTCATTCCGTGTGATGCCTTCGCGCTTATCCCAAACAAACCACGCGCGCGAAAGCGGCAGCTTGTCCGCAAAGTTATTCGCCCCCCACAAGATGGTTATTGGGGCCAGCCCCAACAGCGGGCGCGGGTCAAACGGGCCGTCATCACCCTCAATCACTGGATATAGAACGGGGACGGGGACATAGGCATGCTTTGAGGCCCGATGGGTTGAGCCGTAACCCTCAGGGGCCTTGTCCTTAAACCCCACTGAGGGCGCTGTTGAGCGCGTTGAGCCGCGCCCCGTTCCCTGTTGCCCAGCCTTGCCCTCTTGTACGGCGTTAATGCCGTATGGCGGGTCAGTGTGCAGCAAGTCAGGGGCCGCGCCTTGCAACAGCGTTTCTCTATCCGCTGGATTGAAAGCGTCACCACACATAACCCTATGCCGCCCCACTTGCCAAGCCTTGCCGCGCTCAACGCCATACTTGGCAGCCAACTCTTGCGCCTTGTCAATCAGCGCGGTTGAGGCCCCAGCCTCTTGCTGTTCAGCAATCTCTTGCGCCCGCTCAAGGTCATCAAGCAACGCCTGCACGTCATCGGCGTCATAGCCTGTTGCCTCAAGCAGACTCGCGTCAATCCGCTCAAGGTCTTGCAAGAGGGTTGCCAATTCGCTGTTGTGCCAGCCGCCCAACTCAGTCAGGCGGTTGTCGGCAATCAAATACGCCTCAACCTCAGCATCAGAATTAAAGGCAATGCCCCTGACAACAGGCACATACCATTCACCGTCGCGCGCCTCAATCCGCGCTGGGGCCTTGCGCCCCTGCGCTTTCATTTGGGTCAGCGTGTCAATTCGCCCATGCCCAGCAACCATCAGGCCCGTTCGCTCATCAACCGTCACGGGCGCAACATAGCCAAACCGATTGATGGCCTTTGCCAGCGCCCCTATGTCATGGTCTTTCGGATTGCGTGAATGGCGCAACGCCGCCAGTTCTGTCAGGGCCATGTATTCAATCCGCATGGCCCCAGCGTTTTGTTTTGACATGCTATAAAAGCGTTCCTTGTGTCAGGCCGTCAGCCGCGTCATCACCATAAACCCACTGGTCACTGTACATCGGCGGGCCTATGTGCTTTACGTAATGGCATTTGAGACCCGTATGCGACTCCGCAATCTTGCGGGCGTCATTGGGCGTGGGGGCCGTCACTGTTTTGAATACGCCGCCCTTGAGTTTGACAAGGTACTCGAAATATTCAGGCATTTGGGCCGCTCCCCGTGCTTAGCGCATTTTGATGAGGTTGATTTGGTGACCGCTGGATTTATCCCCCAGCGCCGTTGTGAAGGCTTGCAAAGCCGTGATGGCCGCCGTCACTTTCGCGCCGTTCAAATGCGGAAAGGCGGTATCCCCGTAATCAGCGGCGGGCAGCGTGCTGTTGAAATTGTTGGCAAACCATTCAGCCTGTAGATTGGCCGCTTGGTCGCACAGTTCCACCAACTGTTGCGAAATGCCCACGACTCGAGCCACGTAATTGCCCTCTTGCCCCGTTAAAGCCATGTTGTCACCCCCGTTTTTGAGTTTCCTAAACTGTAGCACGATTGGCCAGATAGTTCAATTTGTTGCATGTCATCAATGGCGTATTGACAGACAAAATAAACGCCCGCCGTTGGAAAGCGGGCGCGCGGCTTAGCGCCGCTCAGCCCTCATGGAATTCCGCACGTTGTAAAGGGTTGACTTTCCAATGCCCAAGTCAGCCGCGACTTCCACAAGGTTGATTGAGTCGTCAAACAGCGCGCCGCTGTTGTCATGAAAGAATTGGCGCGCCAATGCTGAGGCGTTGGGCGTTTTGGAATGGCCAAGAGTGGAATTGCTTGGAAGCGCGGGCGGGCTTTCCATTCCAGCCGTTCCAATGGAAACGGAATTGGAAGGGTTGGAAATTTCCACTTTTACCCCCAGCCGTGACTTTTGCGCCTCAAACGCCTTGTTACAGTCAGCCCACCATTGGGCAAGGGCCGCGTCATAGGCCGCTTGCGCCTTGCGCCCCCGCGCCGCGTTGGCAACCGCTTCCATTGCCAGTAGTTCGCCACTGATGAGGGCCAGCGCGGGCGCGCTGACGGCAACCGCCACAAGAATGATGAGGTTGATGACGTCACCAAATTCAACCCCGCCAGCCTTGAGGGTTGCATGGACGTTCGCGGCAACCGCCACGCTAAACGCCAGCCACATACCCGCTCGAGTCAGCCGCTTAACTTGCTGATGGCGGGCCTCATCATAGTTGCGCCGCGTGAAAACATAGGCCGCCCCAACAATGCCCAATTCCAGCATGGCAAACGCCGCCGCGCCGACAACCCCGCCGCCAAATTCCGTGATAGTGCGACTGCCTGACACAATCACGCTGGCAATCACCATAATGCTCAGGGCCAGCACGACCAGCCAATCAGCCCGTTCAGCCTCAGGGGCGGGCGGCAGGGGCCGTTTGGCTTTGAACATTTCAACATGGGCCGCGTGGGCGGCATTGTGCCGCGCCACAAGTTCATCATACTGACTTAACTCAATGCTCATGGTTGCCCCCACTTATGCTGACAGTTTCAAGACCGCCTCATCAACGCCAGTTCCAGCCGGAAACAGGCGGAAACGTGTAGCATATGTGGGGAGAATTCCTGTCCTCCCCGTTCGTGCTACACTTTTTTGCAACAGGGCCGTCGCGGCGGGCGTTAATTCCGCCGCGATTGGCTCCCCGTTGCGCGCGTAAATGGCATTAAACAGCGCGTGAATGATTTGCCCCCGTTCGCTGGCATTGGCCACGTCCCATAACGCCCCGATATTTGCCAACAGCGCCGCCGCATACTCAAAGGCCGCCGCCGTCAAGCCCGCCTCAGGGGCGGGCGGTATCAGGCGCGCCCGCTCAGCATCATACTCCGCAAGGGTCACGTCACCCCTGAGGTAAAGGTCTTTCAAACGCCGCAGCCGTTCCTGAGTTTCGTCATCAGGGTCAGGCCGTGCCGCCGCCATCGGGCGGCCCAACTCAGTCAGCGCGCGCGCCCGCCAATCGTCAGGCAGCTTGAATTTGTGCAACAGCCGCCCAACGCGGGCCTCAAGGTCAGCCGCCTTGACCGTCTTTTTGCGCGCCGTACAAGGCTCATCATGCAAGTCGCGCCGTACATCCCGATAGCATGCGACCCCGTGTACGGGCCAGCCTGACATAGCCCGCCCGCAGTCCGCGCAACGCAAGACCCCACTGAGCGGATAAACGCGGTACTTTTCGCGCCGTTGGGTCTTGCGCCGCATATTGACCCGCTTTACCTCTTGCGCCGCCTCAAACAACTCAGCCGTCACGAGCGGCTCATGCGCGCCCGCCAGCCATTGCCGTTCGTGGCCCGCCACGCGCCGCCCGTAGGACGTTTCACCGATGTAAAAGCGATTGCTCAAGAGGTCACTGACCATATCCGCCGTGATAAAGCCTGACCCCCGCCGCGCCGTATTCCGATAGCCCGCGTCATTCAGGGCCAGCGCAATCTTGCGCGCGCTCAGCCGCTTATTGACATACAAATTAAACGCCAGCCTGACCCCCTCAGCCGTGTCAGGGTCAGGAATGGCCAGCGTTTTGCTGGCCTCAGCATACGCCTCAAGGGCCGCCTGTATCCGATGGCGCTGCTCATGTTCACATTCGCCCAATTCCGCCAGCCGCGCCGCCAATCGCTGTTTGGTTGTGTAGCCCCACGATAATTGGCCGTTGTGAAAGCCTGAGGCCGCGCGCTGACGTTTGCCCTTGCGTATTTCGCCCCTCAGATTGTCAACATAGTATTCAGCAAGGGTTGCCATAATGTGCAATTGCATTTTGCCTATGGGCGTTGTGAAGTCCCAATTTTCGCTAATCGAAATGACCGCCACGCCGCCCGCTTGCAAGCGGTCAATAATCTGCCGCGTTCCCACCAATGACCGACTCATGCGGTCAAGCCGATGAATAAGCACAACGTCAAGCCCGCCGTCAGCACAGTCCGCCATCAACCGCTGTAGTTCGGGCCGCGCCAATGTTGTGCCGCTGACCCCCTCATCAACATACCAGCCCGCAATCACCCAACCGCGCTCATCAGCATACCGCTGTAAAAGGTCACGCTGGGCCTCAAGGCTAAAGCCGTCATCAACTTGCATGGCTGTAGAAACGCGCGTATAGGCCCCGACGCGCGCGCCGTTGCCACTGTAGGGCTGTTTATCCATGTTGAGCCGCTCCCATTGCTGTACGGGCCGCGATTGCCGCCAAGAGGGCAATCAGCGCCGTTACCTCAACCTCAGTCGGCCCCCTGTCAGACATGGCGCATGACACGCCCCCCAACTCAAGCCGCTGTTTTGACCGTAACACTGTTTCGCCCGCCGCCGCAATGGTCATATAGTGCAACCCCCTCATTGCCATACTTGTCATTATAGCAAACGCGCACGGGGGCGTCAATCCGACTTCTGACAACTTAGGCTAATTTTCAATTTGGGTATTGACAAGTGCATCACTTGATATATAATTCAAGTATAGTCAAGTTCAATCAACGGAGTCACTGACATGGCCAAAAAAGTTACCCTCACCGCTACACTGCCCAACGGAAAGACCGTCAGCCGCACGACCGCCCATGATTACAAATTCGTCATTTACGGTCAGCACGCCGAAGAAGGCCGCGTTTGGGTCTTGTCATGGACTAGCCGCCTTGATTTGGCCGAAAAGGAAATTGACCGTTGCCGCAGCAAGAATTTTGCGGGTTGTGAATTCGGTTACGTTGAGGTCAACTGACCGCCGCGCTCAGCAAGGCCCGCCGAAAGCGGGCCTTTTTTCTTCAGGGGGGCCATATGCCACGCTACACAATTACTGTCACCGATGAAATGAGCCAAGCCGTAGCCGAATACCAGCAACAGCACAACCTTGCGTCATGGTCGCAAGCCGCCGCCGCGTTGCTTTCGCATGGCCTTGAGGCCCAACAGCCGCCGCCCGCGAACGTGCGAACGTGGGGCGGCAGCCGCGAATTGCCACGCCCGCGAAAGCGGGCCTATAAACGCCGCAGCCGCCTGTAGCCACGCGCGCGCGCCCGCGCGTATAAGACCAGCCCTAAAGGGCTGGTCTTTATTACTAGTATTTATATAGCCGCGCGCGCGCGCGTATATGTATTTATATATATATCTCTATAGCGTACATGCGCGCGCCCGCGCGCGTGGCCTGAATTCTGTCACGCCGCCCCTCAATCTGTTGACAGAATTTGTGTGAAATATTTCACGGAAATTGTGTCAACCAAAAAGGGGGTTGTGACACAATAAATAAATGACATTAATCCGCTCGGTTTGCGCCGCGTTTGTTTTTTGAACATTTGTTCTAACTGTCCACCTCTTGAAAAGCGGGTGGCTCAGGGATATGATGAGGGCTATGAATTGTGTTTTGGTTAGGGGGCGTCATTGACCATACAAGACAAACAGCGCCTTGCGGCGCTGCGCCAGTTATCGCCTTTTTGCTTGTTGCTGCTGGGCTGGTTAGCCCGTCAGGGCTTGCGGGGGGATTGGCTAGAATTAAGCGTTGCCGCGCTGGTAAGACTCGCTCAGGCGCGCAACCGCGTGAAGCACGTCGGCAGTCCTGTTCTCGCGGAGTGCCGCAAGCAACTGGAATTCCAATGGCGTTACTAATTGCTCATCAACCGCCCCGTGCTGGTCATCTGTCAGCGCCAGCAAGTAATCTGAGGTCACCCCCAGCGTTTTTGACATAGCCGCCAAATGCTCAGCCGATGGCTGGCTAGTCCCCATTTCGTAACGATGGTACTGCCGCAGGCTGATACCACAACGGTCAGCCACGTCTTGTTGAGTTAATCCGGCGGCTTCCCTGACCGCCCTCAGGCGTGATGCTTGCATTGGTGTGACCCCCGATATTTGCACAAAAAAATTCGTGCTAATACCACAACTGTAATCCCACAAGACATTGATGGCAATAGTCGTATATGCCGCATGCCATATTGACATACTTGGCATACGCTGGTATAGTACGAAATGTACGGCAAATTCACCTATGGAGGGCAATTATGGGACGTGGTATGAGCATGGAGTCAATGGCCCGTATTCGTTTCAACGGGGAGCCGCTTGACAAGCTAATCCCCCGCTTGCTTGACGAAGAAGGGACTGTTCACGGGGCCGCCGTGCGGCTGGGCGTTTACCCCAATGCAATTCGCCAATGGGCAAGGCGTGAGGGGCTTGAGTTTGCCCATGCGGTCAAACTCGTGCCAGCCTCAGGGCGCAATGAGGCCCGCGAGTCGGACTTCGGCGGGCGCTAATGGGCCAGCGCGTTTATGGCTTTGATGAGCAGTTTGCCATTGGCAAACGGGGGGAAGCCGCGCTTGACGCCTTCCTTTCGGGGCGGCTGGGGGCGCGCGTTTTAGACGTGCGTCAACTCGAGCGCGCTGGGGTTGACCGCGTTTACACAATGGGCGGGGCCAATCATATGCTAGTCGAATACAAGACTGACATGATTGCCGCTGAAACGGGCAACGCCTTTATTGAATTGGTCAGCGTCAACAAAGACGGGCGTCAAGGCTGGGCCTATACGTGCAAGTCCGACGCCCTGATTTACTTTTGCGCTGACAAGACGGGGGGCGGGCGCGCCTTTTGGTTGACGCCTGCCCGAATTCACGCGGAATTGCCGTCATGGTTAGTTCGGTATCCGCGCCGCACAGTCCACAATGCCAATTATGAGGGTCAAGGGCTGTTAGTCCCATTGGCCGAAATTGAGCGGATTGCTGTTCTGGTCTACAACGTGCCGTCAGGGCAAATGGCGGCTGCAAAAGCCTAAGAGGGAGCGACCATCATGACGCAAGGCATATCTGAAAAAGACCGCGCTATGCTGATTTGCCCGTTTCCGCGTGCTGAGCATGAATTCATACGCGGTTATGTGTACATCACCGAAGACGCCATCAATACCCGCTTGGCGAAAGTCGACCCCGCTTTCACCTTTGAAATTCTCAGCATCACCGCACGGGGCCGCCAAGTTTCCTGTCACGCCCGCCTGACCGTTAACGGGGTTGCGCGTGACGCCATCGGCATGCAGTCGATTGAATATCTCAAGGGCAAGGACGGGCAAGAGGATGTAAACCGCGAAGCGGGTGAGCCTGAAAAGTCGGCGGATACCGACGCGTTCAAGCGTTGCGCCCGAAAGCACGGCATTGGCTTGTATCTCTTGCAATCCCCGAAAGAGGGCGCGCAGTTTGAGCAATGGCTTAGCGAACGGCTGGCCGCTTGGAAAGCCGCGTATGGCCATCTATTCGAAGCGCCCGCCCAATCGCCCAGCCCAACCCTAGAAAATGCCTTTCCGCGCCCCGCTGGGGGCCTTGAGCCGCCCCAGCCGCGCCGCGCTGACCCCAATTACCCTGTTCTGCAGCCACGTGCGGCTCAACCGCTGGGCGGGCGTTAATGGCCCCGCCGCGTCATGGTAAGCGCGATATGAATGAGGCGCGGATTGTCCGCGCCTTGCGCGCTGTTGGGGCGACTGTTGAATTCCTCAGTAAAAAAGGTTGCCCCGACTTGTTAGTCGGTTATCAGGGTCAAAATTGGCTGTTTGAGGTCAAGACCGAGTCGGGCAAATTGACGCCTGACGAGATTGAATGGTTTGACGGCTGGCAAGGCCAGCGCGCCATCGTGCGCTCAGCCGATGAGGCCCTTGAAATGCTTGGCATTACGGTTTGGAAGCCCTGACATGAAATAAAAAAGCCGTCAGGGCAATGACGGCTTATGCGCGCAATCGTGGGGAGCGACCCTCAAGGTTGCGCTGTACACCACAAGGATAAATCACCATGCTGCAAACTGTCAACCCTATGTCAGATGACGCAAACCCTACCCCTGTTTTGACGGTCACCAAAACAACGGAACGTGACCTTGAGGACGTGCGCGGCATTACGCCCGCTGTTCAAGCCATGTTCAAGGTGAAAAACAAAAGTGACGGCTGGATTTACTATGTCAAGACACGCGGCGGGCAAGAGGCTTGCCGTTTCAAATCCTATTGGTCAGCGCGCCCGAAAGGGCCTGAGGGCGACCGCTGGGCAAAATACCGCTGGCTGCCTGACAAGCCTGAGGGGGCGGACTATTGTTATCCCGCTGGTCAATCGCTGACTGAGGCCATCAGGGCCGCACGGGGCCGCTTGTATTTGGTCGGGGGCGAAATGGCCGTGATGGCCATGATGAGCGCGGGCTATATGAATGTCACATCCTTTTTTGGGGACTCCGCTATCCCCGCCACGTTCGCCAATGACATGAAAGCGTGGGGCGTTTCTGAGGTTGTGCTTATCCCTGACCGTGACCATTCAGGCGAGCAATGGGCGGTCAAATTGGCCGCCGCCCTCAATGCAATCAACCTCTTTTTCACCGTCTTGGCATTGCCAACAGAATTCAGCGTAAATCATGGCGCTGACGTCAATGACCTATGGATAAAGCACGATTGTGAGGTTGAGGAATTCCGCGCGGCCCTTGAGGGCCTTGAGGAATGGCCATTGCCCGCGCCACAAGGCGCGCCCAGCGCATTTGAGGGGGCGCGCGATAAAACGGACGTTGAATTGCCTGAGGCGTTTTTGACCGCCATTGAGGCCCGTTTGGGCGTTGATGGGCCTTATCGCGCAAGCGGCTGGTCACGCAAGCCCGTTCGTTGCCCGTTCCATGACGATAGTAACCCGTCAGCCTATTTCAACCGTCAAAAAGGGCTGTTGCATTGCTTTTCTGGCTGCAGCAAGACCTATCTGGCGAAAGAAACGGGCGAACGGCTGGGCGTGCGGCTGGCTGATTATTTGCCGCCGCTTGTTTCGCCCAACAGCAAGGGCGCGCCGCTGGTCACGCTGCCCGCGCAGCCCCAGCCCGCTCAGGCGGGGCCTCATCACGCGGCCCTGACCCGCGCCTTGCGCCCGCAGCTCCCCGCTGGGGCGGTTGATGAGGGGTTGATGGCGCTGGCCAGCGGGGGGCGCGCTTGGCTTGACGGTTACGTTGAATGGGCTAAGTCAGCCTCACCCCTGACCCCCAAGTCCTATCATGAGGCAATGGGCCTTTGGCTGATTGCGGTCATGACCGCGCGCCGAGTCGTCTTGCGGCTGGGGGGCGAAAACATATTCCCTAATCTGTACATCCTGATAGTCGGGCGGTCATCAATCTATCGCAAGTCAACCGCTATGAAACTGGCCCGCCGCGTGCTGGATAGGGCTAACATGGGCGCGCTGTTATTACCCGAAGAAGCCAGCGCGGAAGCCTTGTTTGAGGAATTGAGCGGCATTGCGCCCAAGAATTTTGACGCGCTTTCCAATGAGGCCCGTCAGGAATGGCTTTGGGGGCGGCTGTTTGCCGCCCAGCGTTCAATCATGCTTGACGAAGCCTCAACCCTGTTTGGCAACCTCAAAAAAGAGTATATGCAAGGGCTGGCTGAAATTCTCTTGCGCGGATATGACGGGGACTCGGGGCGCTATACCAAAACAATGAAAGGCGCTGGTATGGTCAGCCTCAAGGCGGTTTGCCTGAGTTTCTTAGGGGCGACGACGCCCGTCATGTATGGTAAATACATCGGGATTGAAGAGAATGAAAATGGCTTTGCCGCCCGCTTTGCGGTTGTCACCCCTGATGAGCAGCCGCCCTATGCCATCAGTGATGGTGTTATCGAAGTCCCCGCCGCGCTGGCTGACCGCCTGAATTTCGTTTCGCGTCATGTCTTGCCGCGCCCCGTTCCGACTGAGCCGCCTCAGGAGCCGCAAACGCCTGACGTAATTGACGCGCTGGCTGACCCGCAAGCCCTGACGTTGCTCAATGGTTATCGCAAGGCCCTCAATTACGATATGGTCATCGGCATGAATTTATCTGACCGTTATGCCGCCTCATACGCAAGGCTGGGGACTATGGCGGTCAAGGTTGCGCTGTTGCTGGCCACGATTGACGCCGCTGAAACAGGAATACGCATTGAGGCCCGCCACGCCGCCGCCGCCATCAACATAGTTGAGGATTGGCGCGAAAGTCTACACCGGATTGACGCGGACGTTGCGCGCGCCATGAGCGCGGGGCCAGATGATAAGATTATCGACTTCCTGAGGTCACGCGGGGCCGCTGGCTCAACAGCCCGTGACGTCACGCGCAGTTGTGGTATCCGTGACCACAAATTGACCGCCGCCACGTTACAAGGGCTGATGGACGCGGGTGAGGTTGAATGTGTCAAGATTGCCCATGAGGGGCGGGGCCGCCCCGCGCTGGTCTATCGGCTGGTCAACGCCGACACCCTGTTGACGTTGCCCGCAAATGTGCCGTAAAATTCAATAGGGTGTGTGACTCCTCTATCAGCATCATAGTACGGGCAACCGCGTGGCTTCATGCCGCGCGGTTTGCTTTTATCCCCCCAGCCTCATTTAACCCGACTCCCTCAGTCAACGGAAATTGATTGTCAAAATTGGCATTTTGCCTATTGACACGTTTGACACATACCGCTATACTACTTGTATTGATGAGCGGCGGGGCAACGCCGCGCAAGATGAGGGGAGCGACCCACAATGGCAACACACTTTATCTCTTTCGGAAACGTGACCATGACCCGCAAGCAGCCCGCGCCGACTCAATATCGCGCCATCGTGGGCGACGTGGTCAAGGTCAAGGCGGGCGTTCTGGCTGACCATGAGGTTGAGGGTTTGGTCATTTCCGCCAGCAAGTCAGGGCTGGATTTGACGGTTGTTTACTATCTGACCGACGAGCGGGGCGTTTGGGAGTGGACTGAATACATGAGCGTTTACGCCCTGAGCGGGCTGGTCTTTGAGGCTGATGCTGAGCGTTTGAGCATGGTCTCCGCCTTTTACGAAGGCAATCTGTATGCTGAGGTTGCTGAGCGGCTGGCGTAGCCGCTCAGTCTTATTCATCAAAAGGGGAGCGACATGAATATTGGCACATACGAATACCGCAAGTTTCAAACCATCATGGCCCGCCGTCAGGCGGCCCTATATCCGATTGGCCGCACGGGCGCGGGTCACTGGCGGCTGAGCGCGGGCGAAATTGCCAACGCTGTTGAGGCGAATTTCAAAGACTATTCGCATGGCTGGCTCAAGGCTGAGGCAATTGACAACCTCAACCTTGAGGGGGCCGACTTCGGCAATGCTCAATTGGCGTGGGTTGAATTCCGCAATTGCAACCTTGAGGGCGCAAATTTCGACAACGCCAGCCTTGACGGCGTTTCTTTCGTGGGCTGCAACCTGCAAGACGCCAGTTTCAGCGGGGTTGAGGCCATCAACGTGCGAATGACCAATTGTGACTTGAAAGGCGTGAATTGGGGTGACCCGCGCCTGTTGCTCAGCCTTGACGTTTCCGACTCATTGCTTGACGCCAGCCTGTTTCTGGCCAGCGTGACCCTGCCCCGCATGGGCGCAGCGGTTGAAACGTTGCAAGCCTTTGACTTTGGTGACGGGCTGAAATTCATGGTTGACGGGGTTGAGGCGGGTTATCAAAAGTTCCGCCTGATGATTGCCGCCAGCAAGGGGCCTGACTCGCTGTACTTTGACGCCGCCGCCGCCATTCTCAGGAGCCACGCGGTTTGGCAAGGGGCTAAGTGATGACAGACAAAATTACCCCGATGGGCTTTGGTGAATTGGGCGCGCTGAAAAGGCGCGCCCAAGAGGGCGAGCCCTATTGGGCCGCGACCGCTGATGAGGTCTTGCGCGCATACGCGGCGGGCCATCGTAATTTTGACTATGCCGACTTGCGCGGTCAGTCATTCCGCGCCCAGCGGTTGACGGGCATTAGCCTCAACAGCGCCGCGCTCAGCAATTGCGACTTTCGTTTTGCCAATCTTAGCGGGGCAAACCTGCGCGGGGCGTTCTGTCACAAGGCTCATTTTGAGGGGGCATGGCTGACACATGCGCGGCTCAGGGGGGCATTGCTCAAGACGGCTGAGGTTTGGGCTTTCCAAATCATCACCGCCCATTTCGCGGGGGCTTACTTGCCCCGCAGCGTTTTCGCGGCTGAAATTGCCCTACCCAATATGTCAAGCCGTGACGACTCGCTCAAAGGCTACGCCGAATATTCAGGCGAGTTGCTGACGTTGCGCGCGGGCTGTTTTGAGGGCAACCCCCTTGAGTTCATTGAGGCGGTCAAAGCGCGGCATGGCGAAGAGTCGCTGTATGTTGACGCGCTGGGCCTAATCCTCAAGGCATATGACCGCTGGCTTCCAACCGCCCGCCCCGATGGCGCTGACGACGCCATCTATGAGGCTGAAGCCCGCGCCTTTGACGTTTCAATGTAGCCGATTGCGAATGAGGCGGGGCGCAAGCCCCGCCCGTGAAAAGAGGGTCAACATGAATAGTGAAACAGCCGAATTTGTCATCAATCTCATGAGCCGCCGTAATCATGGCGTTGGGCGCTGGGCCGTCACGGGTGAGGAATTCCGCGCCGCTGTTGAGGCTGGGGTGACGTATTTCGTGGGGGCTGACATTGGGCCTGAGGCTGACCTTGAGGACGCGGACTTGAGCGGTTGCAATCTTCAGGGCGCGGCCTTTCGCAAGGCCCGCCTGAGCGGGGCCGAATTCGCGCTTGCCAATCTGGCTTATGCCAATTTTGATGGCGCGGACTTGACCGACGCGCAATTTGCTGGGGCCAATCTATACGCGACTGACTTTCGCGGCTCAAACGTCACGGGTGACCAGATATGTCAGGGCGTTGGGCGGGATGTAGCCATTGATGATGACGTCTTTTTTGCGGTCATGCGCGTTTCTGGACTGCATGCCGACTTGCGGGCCTTTGAATGGGCGGGCGACTTGTACATTACTCAAGGTGATGACGCCAGCCTGCCCGCCGCCAAATTCGGCCCGTTCGTGGTCAGGAAATACGGGGCCGAGTCGATGCTTGCCAAGACGGTTGAATTGATTGAGGCCAGTTACGTTGAATTCAAGCGCCGCCAAATGGCGCGCGCGGGTCAGGCATAAGGGGGAGTCATGTCAGTCACACAACAGCAGTACCCAAATTCAGATGACGCGCCGCTGACTGAGGCGGAATTATCGTCAATCCGCGCCCGCTGGCAACAGTACACCATTTCGGGCGTTCACTGGCCCGTTACCCCTGATGAGGTTGTCGGGGCGGCCCGCATGGGCTGGTTTGAATTTTCTGGCTGCGACTTGAGCGGGGCCGACTTTGCTGATGTATATCTGTCAAATTGCATCTTTGAGGACGCCCATTTCAGCGGGGCGCGGTTTGACGGGGCCTATCTGTACAAATGCAATTTTCGCGGGGCGTATATGGTCAACGCCACGTTCATTGAGGCCCGCGTTGAGGAGTCGAATTTCACCGACGCCCTCTTGAGCAACGTGAATTTTCAATCCGCAAACTTGCATAGCGTGACGTTTGACCATGCCCGTTTCTATGCAACAAACCTCATCAACGCGTCCCTCAGCAACTCAAGTTTCGTCATGACCAACTTGAGGTCAGCCAAATTCAACACATATGGCCCGCAGTTGATTAGGGCGAATTTGACGCGCGCGCAACTGCCTGACGGGCTGTTTTACGCCAGCGCGCAAGCCTCAGGCATGTCAAGCCGTTATGACGCGCTGTATGGTTACGTTGACAAGGTTGGCGGTCAGCCGGAATTAGTCTTAGCCGCTGGTTGTCAGCGCGGAAGCCCCGCCAGCATGAAACAGCGGGTCCTAGACGTCTACACCGATAGCAGCCCCTACCTCAGCGCCATCGAATTCATTGTGTCAGCATACGCCGCTTTTAAGGCCAATCAAGAGGCCGCCAGTACCCTTGAGGAGTCAATCTGATGACGTTGGCAACCTACAGCCCCAATACGCATATTGAGCGCATTAACGCGCGCCGCCGTGCCATTGCTGAAATGAATGAGGTTGACCGTTTCATCTTGCGCGGCAAAATTTGCGTCAAGGGCCGTGAATGGCTGGAAAGCAACGGCTTTACATCTATGCAGTCGGCGTGGCGCGCCTGTCACAACGCGGGCTGGCTGATTATCGCCCTCAAGAGGGTCACCATCACTGAGGCCCGCACGTATGCTGACGTTGCCCTTGCTTTAGTGGCTCAAAAGACGATTGCCAGCCTGTCAGTCCTTGACACGGTTAAAGACCCCAGCATGAAAGGCATGGTCAACAGCGCGCTTGACTTTTTGGCCTATCGCATGAATTTTCAGGACTTCATGGCGCACGCCCAGCGGCACGGGCTGCCCGAGTCCGACCAGCCGGAAATAGCCGCCTGTAATGAGGCCGTCAGGGCCGCGCTGTATGCCGCCGTCATTTCGGGGCGCGCCAATGACGGGCGGGTTGACGGGGGCCGCGATTGGCGCGGGGGCCGCCTTGATTGGGAAACAGCCCACGCCGCCGACTGCGCGCTGACCGTTTCCGATTACGCCGCCCGCGCGCTGGCCAGCAACATTTACCCCCACGATTACAAACGCATGCGGAAAGGGCAAGCCGATATTATCCGCCGCTTGCTGCCTGACTTTCCTGAGTTTAGATAGTCAATACTGGCAAATTGGGTATTGACATAAACGGCATGGCGGCGCTATAATTTGACTATCAAATGAGCGGGGCGGATTGCCCGCCCCGCGTTATCTCAGGGGAGCGACCCTCATGGCACATAACATTCTTGGCGAACGTTTCTACAACCGCAGTGACAAGCCCGCTTGGCACGGCATTGGCCAGAACATTGCTGACGCCACTGACGGGGCTGAAGAAGCCTTGCGGCGGCTGGGCCTGTATTCGGTTGAAAAGCGCGCGCTGTATTGGCTGAATGGCGAAGGCTTGCAAGAGGAAACGGGTTATTACGGGCTGTTTCGGGAGCCGATTGCTGAGGACTTGCAATGGCGTATGCTGGGGACGCCCGTGACCGAGTCGTATGAATTGATTGACCCGCTGACCGCCGCCCGCCTTTGGGACGACAACGTGCGCGGCCCCGATGGCGCGCCCGTTCCGGTTGAAACGGTTGGCATTTTGGGCAAGGGCGAACGGCTGTTCATTACGACTGAATTGCCCACCTACGAAGTCGCGGGTGATGAGGTCAAGAGTTTCCTGTTGTTTGACAACCCGCTCCAGAATAACGTTTACGTGGGGGGTTATGTCACGGGCGTGCGGACGGTTTGCCAAAATACCCTCATGGCTGGTATCAGCCGCGCCAGCCAAACCTTTCACGTCAGCCACGACAAGGGCGTGACCGCCCTCATGGGCGAATGGCTGAGCAACGTTTATCAGCACGCGCTTATGACCAATGAGGTCATTGCTGAGGCGTCAAACCTCATGGCCCGCAAGCCCGCGAACGACTTTGAGGTTAGATGGATTATTGACGGGGCCTATCCCGAGCCGAAATGGCAACAGAATGACCCGCGCGCCCGCAAAGACTTGGCTGAGCGCCAGAAACAGTTTGAGTATCTTGTGGAATTGAATGAGCGCAGCCGTGAATTGGCCTTTGCCCTGTATTCGGGTGAGGGGACGGGCTTGCAAACTGAGGCAACGGGCGGGACTGCGTGGGGGGCCTATTGCGCCATCACCGAATTGGAAACATACCGCCGCGGGTCACTGGCCAGCGCCGTGACGGGCTGCATCAAAGGCGAACGGGCGGCCCGCATGCGCCGCGCTTGGAAATTGGCCATGAATGCTGACATGGCTGACGAATACGACCCCGCGACCGCCCTCAAGGTCATCAATCAGGCTGACCCTGAGGCCGACCCTGAGGCTGAGCCGGAATTAGTGCCAGCATACTAATCACAACCTATCTGTCAGCGGGGCGGCCCTCAGCCGCCCCTTTCGTTGAATTGAGGAAACAATGAGCCAACAAATTGACATAGAAAAAGCCCGCGCCGAATATGCCGCCGCATACCTCAAGGCCCAAGAGGCCACGAAAGAGGCCGACGCCGTCAAGCGGGCCTTTGAGGCCGAGTCGGGCCACATCCTCAAGGCCGCGCGCGCGGCGGAGTCTGAGTTACGCGCGGCTGATGAGGCGTTGCGCGAAGCCACGCTGACCGCATACGCTCAGGGTCAGGCGTTGGGGGCGGGCCTCAACATTCGCAAACGTGACGTCCCCGCAATTGACGACTTGCTTGATTTGGTTATCGCCCTGATGGCTGAGGGGGCCGCCCAATTCTTGCAAGTCAATTCTGAATTCAACAAATGGGCCGCCAGCCCTGAGAATTGCGCCCCAATTCTTGACACGGAAACGGGTGAGTTCGTTATCCGCCCCTTGCTCAACGGCAAGCCGCTCCCTGTCAGGCTTGAGCGCGTGACCGTTCCAGTTGTGACCGCAAACGCTATCATCACCGCGCTTGACGAAGCCGCATACAACGCGCGCATGGCCCAAGCCGCTGACGAAAACAGCACGCCAGCGCACGACATGGCCCCGAATTTTGACGCCAGCCCTCAATAACGTCTTAGCGGGCGCGAAAGGGCGTTAAAAGCCCTGTAGGGCCTTATACGCGCTTATACGGGCCTCAGCCGAAATACAAAAGCCGCCCCCGTCACGGGGCGGCTTTTTCGTTGCCGACTGTCAACTGCCAATGGCCAGCGCGGGCGCGCTGGGGCCGTCAAATTTCAACGCGGCGGCTCATTCATGGCTTAGAGGGCGTCAAGGGCCGTTAAATGCGTTGTAGGGCCTTGTACGGGCTTGTACGGGCCTCAGTTCGGATTGACCCCCAAGTTCTGCCGCTCATCAGTGTGTACGCGGGCCGCCGCCGCCTCATAGATGGCGGCAATCTGGTCATGGTAGCCCGCAAGCTGCTCGAGCGCCGCGCGGGCCACGCCCGCCGACTCAACAGCGGCCCTCAAGGCCCCCGCGCTTTCACGATGGTAAACCGCCGTTTGCTGGGCCTCATCTTCAGTCAGAAACAGGCTGTAAAGGCGGTCAGGGTCAGGCAAGGGCGTCGGCTCAGGCTCAGGCTCAGGCTGAGGCTCAGGGTCAGGCGTGAAAACAGCCACGTCAGCCCTGACGTAACCCTTGAGGCCGTCCGCCAGAATGACGGCATACCACTCCGCCGCGCCATCTTTCACCCCTGAGGGCAGCCATTTACCCGCTGTTGCCTCATGCGTCAACCGCCCGATGATTGCCCCGTTCGTATTGGGGGCGCGCCGCACATTCGTGGCCGCCCCTATGCTGGCCAGCGCGCCCGACTGCCAGCCCGCCGCGTTTTCATCTGGAAATGTTGTGTCAGCCATCGGCTCAAGTTCCTTTAATGGATAAGTCAAATTCAACCGTGAAAGCGCGCCCAACAGCGCCGCCTGACCGCGAATACCAAAGCCTGAGCGCATGCCCTCATCATTGTCTGGCCAATCGTCATAACTAAACCAGATGACGGGCAGCCCGTGCCTATTCCAGAATTCCGCCCAGCGTTCCATGAAATGGCTGTACGCCTCAACGCTCAAATGGCCTTTATAGCCCTTGTTTGCGTCATGGATTGAGCGGATAAAGCCGAATTCTGTTAGTACCCAAAAGCCCCCGACCTGCTCCCTGACCTTGAGGAATTCAAGCCCGCCCTCATCATGCGCGCCGTCGCTGTACATATGCGCGCCGATAATGTGACGCCCTGACCGCGCCGCCCTGATGAGGTTGTCACGCCCCTCAAGCCAATCCTCTTGGCTTTTGTTCGTGCCATAGTTGTAAATGACCAGCCTCAGCCCAACGGAGTCGGCATAGTCTAGGGCTTGCTTAGTCCATTTGTGCAAGTCAGGGCTGGGCGGGTCAACCTCATTGGTTAGATGAATGGCGAAAGCGCGCGGGGCCTGAGCGGCCCGCGCCTTGACGAATTCAACAGGGTCAATCTTGAGCGGGCTGGACTGCGGGTCATCACCCGCCTGACGATAAATGACCCGCATACCCCTGTCAGTCGCCCAATTGACCAGCGTCGGGCTGTTTCTGACCAGCGCCCACGCCCCCCGTACAAACGCCATGTCAGCAATGACGTTCTCGCGGCTCAGCCCGAAGTCGGTCACGTTGAGGCCGTGCGGCCCCCTGAGCGGCAGCACGCTAAACCTCAATCACTGTGAGGTTGGCATATCCGGCAGGCACAACCGTTGTAGGAGTCGTCAGGAGTCGATAATACGGCTTGATGTAATTGGCCCCGTCAAGGGTCAGCCCCGTTGCCAAATAGGTCACGCACATTCCGGTTACGTTTGGCACGCAATAGATTTGACCTAAGGCGGCGGAAAGGACGCCATTGACTTGAATGTAAAGTTCCATGTAATTGCCGACTGCTGATGAGGCATTGACAGACAACGTACATAGCGCGCGGTTGGAAATTTGCGGGATAAAAGACGTCATGGCTGGGGCCACAACCAACTCCGCCGCAATGGTTGACGTCAAGTTGAGCGCGCTGGTATTTTTGGCGTAATGCGTTTGACGGGCCGCCAGCCGCGTCATGTTGTCGACAATCTCATTATTCCATTGCTCAGCCGTTACAACGTGACCCGTAGCCCTGACGGGCGGAATGGTCATAGGCATGGTTAAATCCTTTCAAGGGTCAACTCGACCCGATAGTCATTTAAGCCCGCTTTCCATGTCATAGTTTGCCCGATGACGAGATAGTTGATGACGGGCGCGCCCGCGTGTAACTGACCGTCCGTGATTTGAATTTTCGTCAAGAGGTCAGGCGTATATTCCTGCGCCAGCGCCAGCGTGCGCGGGATAAACGTCACTGAGCGCATGGCCCCAAACCGTTTTAGACGGTCAAGAAGCGCCTGAGCGCGCGCCTGAGCGGACTCCCTGTCAGCCATCGTGCGAATACTGACCCGTTCGCGCCGTTCGCCATGCTTGTTTATGTGCAAGAGGTCTTGTGCCTCAGCCTCACCCGCGTCATAGGCCCGATAAAGCCGCCCGCGAATGTTGAGGGTTGAAGCAATGCCGCTGTTATCGCCCTGATTGTAAATTTCAACCGTGCAGCCGTCAGTCGTGACGTCATGGAGTCTGGAAATAAACCAGCGCCCCGTATATGAAAAGTCGGTCAGGCGGACTTCGTCAGCCTTGACCAGTTCAGTCCCATCAGGCAGCCGAAAGCGGACTTCATAGAATTCGCGTTCCGTTGGGTTGAGGGTCAGCGGTTCAGGAATTGACCATAAAATTTCGTCAGCGGTTGCGCTGACCGAGCGCGGATAGAACGTCACATTGATGGCGTTGCGATAGTCATCACTGTATGTAAATGAGGCTGCGGCATGCTTATCAGTCCAAGAGGCCGCCGCCGCGCCCGCCTTGAGCATGGCCATGAATGAGCCTGAGGCATACCACAACTGCCCCTCAGGCGTGAAAAAGAAACGCCCCTCATCAGCCGCCGCAATGTCACCAATGGCGTTTAAGAGGCTGGTAGCCTCAGTCCAGTTATCCCCGATGAAAGGATAGCGCGGCTCCGCCGCCTCAAGGCCCGCCATGCTGACCCCATAGCGCCCGTCAAATCCCCATAGCGCGGTATTTACGCCCAATTCTGACTCGCCCAATTGCCAGCCGTCAGTCCGTGACCCCACGAAAGCCCGTTCAAACAACTGCTGAATGGCTGTTGCCGCGCTAATGTCAGTCATCAGGGCTGTTGAAGCCCTGATGGCTTGCAACTGGTTACGCATGGTTGTGAGCCGTATAGCGACTTCGCGCCCCTTGTTTTTGAGCGGGTCAGGCGCAATGTCATCAATCCAGCCCGTAAACAGCGGCAGGCTGCGGCTGGTATCCGTAATTCTGACCATTCGCCCGATATGCAGGCTTGACCCGTCACTGAGGGTTATGCCGCTTTCGCCAGCATCAGCCGCCGCAAGGCTAAACTCACCGTCATGGTTGCTGACGATAATTTCCGCCTTGTATTCGTCACAAACCCACTGCAGGGGCCGCCGAAAGCCGCGCGTGATGGTCACGCCCTTGACCCGCCCCGATGGCAGCGTATGGGTCAGGGTTGACCCCCCAGCGCCGTCATACTCAATACTGATTGGCAATGCCGCGCCCATTAAAAGCCCCTATCCCTCAAGGCCGTCACCACAAGGTCAGCAACCTCTTGCGGGCTGTTGCCATAGGCATTGATGACAAATTGTGACCCGCCCCCGCCCAAGCCCACGCGCCCGCGCGCCGCGCGGACTTCGTCATCAGTCAAGACGTATTCACCCGCATGCAGCAAGGCCAGCCCCGTGCGCGGCACATAGCCGCCGTCAGCGTAGCCCCCCAGCCCCGCCGAGCCGCCGCCGCCGCCTTGCACAACCGTTTCAATCTGAACATTCACGGTTGCCGTTGTATTGAATTGCTCAGCAACCGCGCTGTTGATGGCGGTTTGGACTTGATTGCGGATTGGCGTCAACGGAATGTTGAGGGCCGTGACCAAATCCATGAGCGAGTTGTAATCCGTTTCATTGGCGGTATTGACCGCCTGTTGCAAGACGGCAAACAATTCCGCTGGCATTTCGCCTTCAGCCGCCAGCCTAACCGCGTCAATGAATGGCCCCGTGACCGTTTGCCCTGACATTTCAAAGACGAATGTTTCATCAAGGTTGAGCGTTTCGCCTTGCATGCGCGCGCGCAATTCCTCAATGACGTAATTCTCAATCGCCAGTTCGTCAACCCGCGTTCTGATGGCTTCGCGGTCAACGTCAAGATTGGGCGCAATGTCAACGCCCGTCCCCTCAAGGACTGCCTGACGTAAATTACCCAACTGAGTTGTAATCTCGAGTTGAGCGTTCAAGAAAAAGCCCTCAAGGGCGCGCTGTACATTCTCAGCCGCAATGCCCAACTGAGCGGGCAAGCCCTCAATCGCGGTCACAAAGCCCGACCAAATTTCCTGAACGGTTGGCAAATCGGCCCCCGTCAGTCGTTCAAGGAATGTGATGAGGCCAGTACCCAACCCCTCAACCGCCGCGCCGCCCAATGACGTTATGACCGTCAAAAGGCCGTTGCCCATCGACTCAAGGGTTGCCCCTAAGTCAGCCTTGCCCGCCAGCAAGTCCCCAACCGCGCCGACAAGGCTGGCAAGCCCTTGCCCCAGCACGGGCAAGTTATTGCCCAGCCCCGTCATCACGCCTGAAATGACGTCAACCGGAAACGCCAAGACGTAAGACAAGAATGAGCCAATCGCGCTGGCAATCTGGCCCAACTGCTCAACCCCGTCCGAGTCAATCCCTGACAGGGCCGCGCCAAACCCCGAAATGCCCGCGCTGAGCGACTCCCACGCCCCCGCCAGCGGGGCCGTCAGCCAGTTCAGGCCGTCCCTGAGGGCCGTGCCAATTTCCGATAGGGACGGCAAATCCAGCCCCGTGATATTCTCAATCGCCCCAACAAACGCCTCAAGGGTTGTAACCGCCGTGTCAGCCAGCGCGCCCGCAATGTTGCTCAGCCCTGTTGAAATGAGACCCAAGCCGCCCTCATAGTCACCCGCAAGCAAGAGGTCAAGGCCGCCCGTCAGATTGCCAATGTTATCTTTGACAGTCTCAACAAACCCGCCCATTGCCGTCAGCACGTCATTGAGCGTTCCGCCGACCGCCAGTACCCCCACGAAAAGCCCAGCCACGATGGCCAGCGGACTCGTGATGAGGCCCAGCGCCGAGCCAAGCAGCCCGACTGCCGTTCCCATTGAGCGGAACAGATAGCCGCCGACCGCCAGCGCGGGCGGCAAGACTGAAAAGCCCCCCAGCATGCCCACAATGCTGCTGGTCAACTGAGGGTTGGCAAGCGCCCATTCATTCACCTTATTGACCACATCGGTCAATTTCGTGGCCATTGGCGTTAAGACGTTATCCATCAGCGGAGTCAGGGCGTTAATCATCAGCGTTTCGACTGACCCCTTGAGGGCCTCAACCTTGCCGCTGAACGTTCCCATAGCCGCCTGCGCTGTTTCGGTTGCTGAGGGCGCGCCGTCCATAGCCGCCAGCATGCCATCAATGCCGCCCGCCGCGACAAGGGCGTTCAAGCCCACAATACCGTAAGACCCCGCAAGGTCTTGCATGACCCTGTTCTGTTCTTCGGCTGGCATGCCCTCAAGACCCGCCGATATGTCATCAATGATGAGGTCAAAGTCACGCATATTGCCCTCAGCATCATACATAGTCGTCCCCAGCGCCTCCCACGCGCTGGATACCGCCTCAGTATCTTGTGACATAGTTAACAGCATGGAACGGAGCTGCGTGCCAGCCTCAGCCCCGCTAATGCCCACGTTCTCAAAGACGCCCAACGCGGCTGAGGTTTGCTCAATGCTGAGGCCAAACGTGGCGGCAACAGGGGCGGCATTGCTCAACGCCTGACCCAAGCCCCTGACGTCCGCACGGCTTGCGCTTGCCGCGCGCGCCAATGCGTTGCTGACCCTTGAGGCTTGATTGGCTTCAAGGCCAAAAGCCGCCAGCCCCGATGAAAGGATACCCGCCGCCTCAGCCATGCCCATTTCACCGACCGCCGCAAGGTCAAGGGTTGACGTCACTGAGGCCATAGCCTCATCAACCGTTTGACCCGCCTTGACCAGTTCTAACAGCGCGCCCGCCGCGTCACTGGCGCTGAAGGCCGTGTCAGCGCCCATTTGTAGGGCCGCCTGACGGACTGTTTCCAGTTCGTCACCCGCCAGCCCGCCAAATACCGCCACTTGATTGATGACGTCCTCAAAGCCTGAGGCCGCGCGTATGCCCCCAGCCCCGATGGCGTAAAGGGGCGTTGCCAACAGCCCCAACTGCGCCCCCGCCGAAAGCATGCGGTTGCCCATGTTGGTCAGGCCGCTTGAAATGCCGCTCAGGCGGTTGTCAACCTCATTCATGGATTGGCTGAAGCCGCCGATATTCGCCCCAACCTCAACCATCAATTGGGCAATGGTTGTCATCTTTTCTTTTTCTCCTCAGCCCGTTTCATTTCCGCCGCCTTAACAGCGAAAATGTCAGTCATGGTTGAAAATGGCAAGGCGTCAATCTGGTCAAAAGTCCAGCCAAACCACTCCGCTAAGCGCATTTGCATGAGCAAGTATTCGTTATCGCCCAACGGAAACTGCTCCCCGCCGAATTTCAAAAAGAGATAGACGGACTTTTCTAACTCTTGCGCGCGTTTTTTGACGCCTCAGCATAGGCAATCAAAAGGTCTTGGAATTCGCCATAAAATGGCAAATTCGCGTATGTCTCAGGATTGCGCGCGTCCCCAAACGGGCAGTTCACCACAACCCCACTGGCGAAATATTCCGCTATCGCCATAATGTCATCACGCCGCAAGGCCCCGAAATATTCATGAGCCTGACGGGCCGTAATCCCGCTGAAGTCGAACGTCAGCCCAGCAACCCGCTTGCTTTCCACAATTGCGCTCATCTTGCCCTCTTGTTATTGACCGCCAAAAGAAACGGGCGCAAACGCGCCCGCTGTTGAGCCTAGCCTTGCGCGGGCTGTTTATGACCGTAAAGCAGCCCCCAAACCAAATCCACAAAGTTAGCGCCAAACCCCAGCGCCAAACCCGTCACAATCTGGCCCACGATGGGCGAAAGGGTCACGGCATAGGCCGTTTCGCCAGCAAATATATTCATGCCAGCGCCGACCGCCGCGAATACGCCCAAGACCAACGAAAGGGTCAGGGTCAGGACTTTGCGCCGCCCGTCATTCGTGACATACGGCTCCAAGACCGTCTTTTTGACATACTCGACAAGGCGATTAACGGCAATCGCCATCACGCCCAATTCCTCAATCATTTCCGCCCCCGTTGTCATCAACCCCCGCCAGTTTGGGCGGGCGCAACTGAACGTCAAGCCGCTCAATCAACAGTTCGTATGCCTTGACTTGTACGCGCATATCCAAAATGTCACGTTCCAAGTCGTTCACCCGAATTTCCAACTTTGCCGCCCTGTCAAGGGCGTCATTGCGTTCCTGTTTCAAACGCGCGTTCTCGCTTTTCAATTGCGTTACCTCAAGGGTCAGCGCGTGCAATTCACCCCCTTGAGCCGCCAGCCGCGTTGTCAGAATATCCCTGTCAGTATTGGCCGCCGCTATCTCTTGCCGCGTGGCTTGCGCCTCAGCCTCAACCCGCGCCAGCCGCTCCAGCATAGTTTCGACAAGGGCCTTTTCAAGCGCGTCATGGCCCTCATCATGGTCATTGCCAACAGGGCTGGGCAATTCAGGCCCAGCCCCGTCAGCCCCCGCAAGCCGCTGTTTTATCAGGCGTGGGGCCGCGCTCAGGAAAGCCGCGACCGCCGCCGCAAACGCCAGCCCAAACGCCGTCCCAATCACATCAGGGCTAATGCCCCCCGCCGCTGGTAAATCACTCATGACGCCCCCGCCAGCCCCGTCAGGGCTGGCCTCAGCCCTCAGTCATCACGGGCCAACAAATGCCTCACCCTCAGCCAGCATCACGCCGCCTGTATTGACAAACTCAACATTCAAGACCGCCACGCCATCATAGGGAATGGATTGGCTGGCCTTGCTGACCCGCGCGTCGAAGCCCCACTCAGGCAGCCCCGCCGTCTTGCCTTGCGGATACCACATCAGGGCCGCTTCGGAGCCAACCGCCAGCGCCGCAATGAGGGCGTCACCCGTTACCCCCGACTCCATCAGAATTTCAATGGTTGCGCCGATGGTCTTGACCGTTGGCACGTAAACCCGATAGTCATCACCCCCAGCGGTTGCGTCAACCTGCTCCTCTTCGTGCGTAACCTCAAAGTTACGCCCGCTTGCGCTGATGACGTCAGCCCCAAACTCGACCAAAAGGTCACGCCCCGTAAAGCGAGTCGTAGCCATGTTTCAAACCCCCTGTTGCTCAGTGAATTTCGGAAACGCGCAGCCGGAATAATCCGCCCGCATACTGGTAAACCGTCTTATCGGTTATTTCGTCATACTCAATTGACGCCGTAGTCCGGCAATCAATGACCGTAAACAGGGCCGCCAAGCCGCCCTCAAAGGCGAAGGCGCGCTCATGCAAAGCGTCATGAATGGCGCTGGCAATTTCCGCCGCCTCAGCCCCATCTTCGCTGACGGCAATCACATTGAATTCCGCAGTCCAGCCGTCATTTGGCGTTTCGTTATCGGGGCCGCCGCCCGCGAACGTGACCAGCACACAAGGCAAGCTGCCGCCGCGCGGCATAACCCGCCTGTAGACCCGCCCGCCGACCGCCGTATTGACCGCCGCATTGGCCAGCAATTCACGCCGTAGGGTTGCGTAAAGCGCCTGCAACATGAGGCTCAAACCTTTGCGAAGTCGTCAAACAGCCGTCGCATATTGCCCCTCAGCCATTCCGCCATTGGGCGCATAAACGGGCGGGCTGCCATGTTGACCGTGCCAAATTCCAAGTGCATGCCATGCTCAACCCCCACCACGATATAGCGCCGAAAGCGCGCGGGCTTTTCAATCGAAATGCTGTTCTTTAGCGCCCCCGTGTCAACAGCGGGCGGGCTGCCTGCCGCGCTGGCAACGTGATATTTGCGCCGCCGCCTGTACGTGCGCCCCCGTGCGCCCGTGCCAAACGACTGCATCACGTAACGCTGACCGTCAAGCGCCGCATACTGGATTGCATTTTCAGCCTTGTCAGGGGCCGTGCGGATTAGGTCTTTGAGTTTGCGGTCATTGAGCGTTACCTTGACAACGGGCGGCATGGTCAGCCCCCCGCTTGTAACGTCACGGTTGCCCGCAAAAAGACCCGACTTGTATGCAAGGCGTGACAGTCATTCACCACATAAACCTCAGCCCCGCGCAGCACGCGATAGCCAACCCCCAGCGGGGCGTTATAGGGCAGGGTCAATTGATACCGTTGGGCCTCAGGAAGCCCAGCGCCAATGATGGCGTCACCCGTTGCCCTGTTGAGCGGGTCAAACCGCGCTGGTATGTCAGCCCCGCGCACGACCCACGCTATCGCCAGATAGCCCGCCGCGTCAACCGTTTGGGTATTCTCTTGAATGGTCACCCGCTCAGGCAAAAGGTTGTCCGCCTCAGCCCTCAGGGTTGCCAACATTCCTTGAGACACAAACAGCCCGTCGCTCATAGCCATACCTCAAGGTCATCACGGACTAGCCGCACGGACTGACCCGTTGAGCCAGCGCCGCCGCGCGGCATGCTCGAGCGGGCGTAATACGACTCCGCTTGACGCATGTAAACGTCACGCAATTGTGACCGCTTGAGGTCATGGTTATCCGTTTTGACGTCATATAGCGACTCGGCCAATTGCCCCAGCCGCCACATAAAGACGTCCCCCACCGCGCCATAGCCGTCAAGCGTTTGGAACGTTGCCCAAATGGGCAACGTGTCAGGCTGGGCCGCTGTAGGGTCACTGAGCGTTAACGTGCGGGCTGCAGCGTCAACAGCAATCAGGGCCGTGTCAATCACCGCCCCGTCAGCCGTTTCTAGCCGATAGCCCGCCGCGTCCGCGTCAACAAACTCAGGCGCAAGCGTATACAGTAAAACGCGGGCCGCGCCCGCGCCTGAGGCCATCAGGGGCCGCATAAGCAGCCTCTTGACGTAACCATAGCGGCTGGCAATCAGCGCCTTTAATGCCGTGTCATCAAGGTCACTGATTGCCAAATTGGCATGCTGCCTAACCCAAGCCAATGCCGCCGTGTCATTCATGCGATTAAACCCCCGTCAGCCGTTAAGACGGCTCGGTGCAAGGGCCGAGCAGTTTCACGCCGTTGGAAACGTTATTCACGCCCCAGCCGCCGCGCACAACAAAGTTCAAGTCCCAACCGCGAACGGTTGCCGCGCGCTCAGCCTCAAGGGTCAGGGGCGTGCGCTCGTCCCAAATCATGGCGTCCGCCGTGAAAGCCGCGCCCACGATGGTATTAGTGTCATCAGGGTCAATCGCGGTATTCAGATACCAGTTTGCGCCCATGTATTTGCTGACGAAATACTGACGCATGGCCTCATTTGCGACTTCGTTGCCAGCCGAAGCCGGATTACCCCCCAAGTCAACAATCTCTTTCAAGAGGTTGTGCCATTCGTAGGGGTGCAAGACGAAATTGACCACGCCGCGCGCGCTTGCCGCGTGCAGTTTGGTCATGGCAACCGCGCAAGCCGAAAGGCTCAAGGCCGTTGCCGCCGCGCCCGCGCTGGCCGTGAATGAGGCAAACTTGGCAACGCCGTCAACCTCAATCTTTTCAGTGATGGCCATGCCGCCCTCACGGGCCGCAGCCTGACGGGCCTCATCAGGGTCAGTCATAATGCGCTCGTCGGTCAGCGGCACGATATGATGATAAATCACGGGCGTGATAGTCCCCGCGTTCGTCTTGACCAGTTTGGTCTTGACCGGAGCCTCACCCTCAGCCACGGTCGCGGCTGAATGTTTGGTGTATTTCGGCAGGTTGCGCGGGGCCATCGTGCGGGCCGTCGCGTTTTTGACCAAACGGGTCAACAGTTCAGTTTGCCGGTTGACGAAGAAGCCCTCTTCGTAAATTTGGGCAAACAGTGAATTCAAGTCACTTACGGCGCTGTAGTCAGTAGCCATGTCAATAGCCTCTTATGCTGGAATTATGCGAACGGGTCAGCGGCCCCCGAATACAAACCGCCCGTCACCATCAGCACCCCCGCTGGATTGCTGAGGTAAACTTGCGCGCCCGCCCCCAAAATATTCACGCCTCAAGTCGTCCTCAGTCCGCCCAACGGGCGCGCCTGAGGGCGCAGGTGACGTTTTTGAGGGCTGACCCTTGTATGCGGGCGTT